AAAGCAGATTTGCAACGCCGCCAAGAATCAAGCTCGCGCCAACTGCGCTTAAAGCTGTTCCAGCTGTTGTAAGTGCTCCAATCGCACCTGGAGCCAAAGGGCCAAACACACCAAACGCAGAGGATCCAAAAATTCCTGCGCCAGGAAACAAAAATGACGCTGCAACCAAGCCAACGCCAACCAAAATTTGTGTTGTTGAACCGCCACTGCCTGCAATCACAGGCACAAGCACCATTGGCTTGCTGCCAAAGGGCAAGTGCAGCTCGTCATATCCCATCGCCGCACCAGCTTGAATCAGCTTGTAACCCACACCGTTGTGGTGCGAAATCATCAGATCACGCTGGAGCTGTGGAAAATTGACACACAGCAATTTGATTGCATCTGCTGGTGTTCTTAAGTTGAAATACTCGTGATGGGTGCCGTACTTTTCGCCTAGCTCACCCGCAAGCATCACCAGTTGCATAGCGGTAAACGGCGGCGACCCTCGACCTATAGTATCGCCCAAACACTTCCAACGCACTTAGGCTGCCATGCCTCTGGTGCAAGATCTTGTCTTCAGGAATGTAGATGGCAGCGTGCATTGGCGTCCGCGTTCCAAGCTTCATGATCAACACGTCACCAAGCTGACGATCCTCAAAAGGAACTGACTCAAAGCCGTACGCGACAGCCTGATCTAAAAAAATACTGTCTGAGCTATGCAGGTCAACCGGCCTCTCATAGTCAGGCAAATCGACGCCACGCATGGCGTAGAACTGTCGCACCAATGAAAAGCAGTCCTGCTCTCCGTAAATGAACTCTTTGCCAATTAAAGCTCGATAGTTTCCCATGCGATGTCTGGAACGGAAAACACATACCACTTCAACTTAGTCTGCCTGCAACTTTTGAGGTCAAAAGCACTAGGGCCACCACCCTTTGGATGCGAATGCACAACGGCTTCAATCTTTCCCGTCTGCATGGCCTTCAAGTAATCAACAGGATTTAGAACAAAGTCAAGCTCAGGCTGATCCGCGATGTTGACGCACGGGAAATACGTTCCAGACACAATCAACCCACAAGCTTCCCTTGGAAACTCCTCATAGGCGTGAGCTTCAGCTTCAAGCTTGCACTCTTGCTCCAAGGAATCCTCCGAATGGCAACACAATGCTGTTGTCACCTTGATTATCAGGAAAACGCAGACGACAGCTGGAAACACGCTTGCCGCAAACGTCAAACTTCGACACTGCCTCGTCAAACGTCAAACTGTTTGTCGTAGCAAGACCCTGCATTTCCGCTTCGCTGATCTCTACATCGTCAACCCTGTAATACCTTGTGCCTGCATAAGTGCAGCGCTCGCCACGATATTTCCAAGGACAAAACTCAGTTACCTTTCGGCGTGGCAACTCAACGTTTGCCATGTCAAGCTTTGCTGTCAGCTCAAACTCAACGAACTGCAGGTTCTCACTGCTGACGCGGTCGATATACCAAGTCTCCTCGGTCTTGGCGTCAGGATCAGCAGTAGCGTTGCCGCCACTGAAGTTTGCTGCATCGAGAAACTTTTTGAACGTCCTGATTCGAACAACCTCTGCGTGCAACGGGTTGTAATTCTGCTGCACGATCAAAGAACTGATCGCACCATTGGCGTTAGCAACTTTCAGCGTTGGTCGGGGGATCGTCCCCTTTGATGACGACTCAAACCCAGACACTTCAACTGGTGCGGCAGGATAAGAGTTCCCGCTGAACTGAATTGGCGCTGTCAACTCATTCGTTCCAGCGTGATAACGCAAGGTCTCGTCAACGTTGTTGACAGCCTTGGTCAGGCGTATCTCAAACAAGTCAATGACTGCACTGGGCTCCAGCTTTTGCAGCTCTTCAAAATACGCTGGTGCAGCAGTCCGAAGGTCTTCAACGTACTGCGGGATGTTGTCAGTCATGGCTCAAACACCTGCTCAAACGTTGCGTCAATATTGAACAGGTTTGAATATGGCATGGTTTTACGCCAGGTTTTACAGATCCACTTATACGAAGATGTGTCGTCTGGAGGGCTCCAAGTAAAAGCTTCTTGACCACCCCTTGCCTCTAGAAAGTCCTCAATAGTGTTGGCGTCAGTAGCGCTGCGATTGTTCCAAGCCAAAGTCCAAACCTTCGGATCTTGGTTGATGCCAAACACAGCCCTTTGTGAATATCCAGAACCAAACTCAACTGAGCGCACCCTTGGCTGCGCTTGCTTTGCAGCGCCATAATCGGCGTCAATATCAGGAAAAGTAGCCATTAGCTAAGAAGACCTCCAGGACGCTTTTGCTTGATTAGCTCAGCCTGTACTGCCGCGCCAATAGCAGAACCGAGTGCTTTTGCATTGGGCTGATCACCTTGCACGCTAGAGCCCTGAGCATCAACATTCACCACTACGTTACTAACCCCACCCGAAGCCTCAACGCCAAGTTTTCCATTAGGTCCACGACGTAGCGGCATGATTGCCTCAGGTCCAGCCTCACCCATTAGGCCAAAACGACCAGAGCCACCGTTTGCGTATTGGAAAAGAGTTGGCCTGCTGACGATGCCGCCCTTGGCATAAGGCACGATCTTGTTTTTAGCAAAAGCCATACCGTTAGCAGCCATCAAGCTCACTGAATCCGGCATAGTCGTTGGTGGGCCTCCTTTGCCTCCAATCACAGCGCCTTTAGACGCAAGACCTAAGAAACCTCCAACACCAGGAATAAGGCTGAGTGTTTTGAACAAAGCAGCCCTTGCAAAGATGCGAGCTAGGTCCTGCAAAATTGAAGCTGTCATCTCTCTAAAGCTTGCCTTGCCGGTGGCAACAAAGTCTGCAAACGCATCACCAAATTGCTGCACAGCTTGCACGCCAGCATCCGCAAGTGCTTGGTTGAGATTCGTTGCCTCCTCAAAAACCTTCTTCAAGCCATCCTTGAATGACTGGAGAGGTGTGCCAGCCTCTTCAAGTTTTTTCTTGATCTTTTCATACAGCTCTGGCTGCAATTCCAGCAACTTATTGATGCTCTGCAGCTTTTGCTCTTGATCAAATTGCTCTTGCGTGATCTCGCCGGCCATCAGGCGGCCGCGAAGAATTAAAGCTTCGTCCTGCTTCTTTATTTCCAGCGTTCTTGCTGCTTGAGTTTCAATTTGTTTGTCAAGCTGCAGGTTTTGATTGGCAAATGTAACCCTAGCTTTCTTGATGGCAAGCTCTTCTTTGTTTGGCTCTAGTCCGCCTTTGGCGGCATTTGCCGCTTCTGCTGCAGATATTGCAGAATCTCTTTGAGCTACAAACTGCTGTCTCTTTAGTTCAATACTTTCTTCGTCTAAAGTCTTAATTTTGGTTTTAGCGTTAAGCTGCGCAAGGCTGGCCTCTAGTTCAGCCTTGCTGATATCTTTTATTGTGTTGGCAGTGCCGCCTCCATCTGGCTTGATCTTTTCATATTGAAAGCGAGAAAATTTGTACGAATCTAATGCGGCACCTTGAGTTGGATCAATATCAAAAATTGCAGCTCTTCTTTGCTCTAGCTGTTTGATCCTGTCCTTTATCAACTCAACTTCTGCGTCTGCTGCGGCAGCATCTATGCCGCCAAATTCAAATCCATAAGGAGCTTGCGGCGCTTGCTGTGCTTGTAGCTGCCTTTGTAGTGCCTTATCTAAAGCGGCTCTTTCCTTTAATATATTCGCGTCGACTTCAGCCACGCTCCCTTTTCTAAGAAGGTCATTGAATCTTGCTTGTTCTTTGGCAGCATTGTGAATAAAGCCTGCTAATCCTGCTGCGGCTATGCCCAGAGCAGTGAATGGATTTGCCAAGCCAAGCGCTACAAACTTGTCTTTTAATATCCCAACAGCCGCCGATACGCCGCCAACATTTGCAATCATTGCGGCAAGCTTGGCTGGCGCAAAGACAGCAAAAGCAGCCGTAGCGGCTACAAGCAGAGTGTCTAAATTTTTGGCAAGTGTCAGGAAGCCTCTGGCAATCTTTGGAACAATATCAACCAGTGTCGGAGTTATATCGGTAATAAAATCAGCAAAAGCTGCCTGGAATTGTGCTCCAATTGGCACGAGAGCTTTTCCTACATCTGCCTGCATGTTCTCAATGACAACAGTCAGCCTTGCTCCGGCCTCTGCGTTTGAATCGGCAATTTGGTCTGCCGTGCCAACATATGTATCTCCTAATTCAACAATGAAATTCATCAATTCATTGAGGCCAACCGTGCCTGCTTTCAAATTCTTTTGAAGCTCAGGCAAAGTCATATCGTTCGCCTCGGCAAACTTCGTGACGGCTCCTGGCAGGCGTTCACCCAACTGTCCAGACAATTCTTCTGCAGAGACTTTTCCTTTGCTGAACACCTGAACCATGGCCGTAATGGCCCCTCGAACATCCTCCGTGCTGCCGCCAGTGGCTTTAATGGCAGCAGTAACATTTTTGAAAGTCAGCTCTGCATCTTCAATTGGACCGCCTGCCCCTTTCACGGCAGCGGCAAGTCTTGTTACGCCTCTGATTGCATCCCTTTGAGGGACGTTAAATCTGCTAGTAGCATCTCCCGCCGCCTGAATGGCTGAGTTGTAGTCAGCCTGCGATCCAGCGACACCTCTCAATGCAATTTGCAGTTTTTCAATATCAGCCGCATAGTTGGCCGCGCTAGCG